CGCCGCGATCGCCGGAGGCGACGCATGGCACCGCATGAGCGACGCCCTCAAGGCCGCCGCCCCGGACGTGGTCACCACCGACACGCCCGGCGTCCTGCCCCAGCCGATCCTCGGCCCGGTGTACAACAACTTCCGCGGCTTGCGCCCGGTCGTCGACGCCATCGGCCCCAAGGCCATGCCCGGCGGCGGCAAGGTGTTCATCCGCCCCGAGGTCACCACGCACACCTCCATGGCCGTCCAGTCCGCCGAGAACGCGGCACTCCAGTCCGGCACGTTCGTGATCTCCAGCAATCAGGTCACCAAGGGCGCCTACGGCGGCTACGTCACCATCTCGGAACAGGATCTCGACTGGACCGACCCGGCCGTCCTGAGCCTCATCCTCGACGACATGGCTCGCATCTACGCCAACACCACCGACGACGTGGCCGCCGATGCGCTCCTCGCCGGATGCTCCCAGAGCGCCGTCCTCACCGACCCGACGTCGGCCGCCGAATGGGTGTCGGACATCTACGACGCCGCGTCGACGATCCTCACCAACAGCAACGGCAACCTGCCGACCCACCTGTTCCTGAGCCCGAATATGTTCGGCTACTTGGGCAAGTTGGTCGACACGGCCGGCCGTCCCCTGTTCCCTCAGGTGGGCCCGATGAACGCGTTCGGCTCCATGTCGGCCGGCTCCACCGACGCCGTAGCGTTCGGTCTCCGCGTGGTCGTGGACCGCAACTTCGCGGCCGACACCGTGATCGTGGGAGACGCCTCCGGCTTCGAGATCTTCGAACAGCAGAAGGGCGCCATCTCCATCGACAACCCGTCGACGATCTCGCGCACGATCGCATGGCGCGGCTACTTCGCCACGCTCATGATCGACGCGACCAAGTTCGTCAAGTTGACCTGATCCCCAGCACGGCATCGCAGGGACGAGGGTCTGGACCATGGCAACATTCGCAGTAATCGAGCAGATGAGGCTCGATGACTACGTCGTGATCCAGACCCTCGAGGCGACCGACATCGGCATCGGCCAGAGCATCACGCTTACCGGATGCGACTCGACGATCAACGGCACTCACACCGTGTTCGCGATCCCGAGCGGACTGTTCGTCGGCGTGTCCGACGAGGGCGACCTCCAGTTCAACTACGACGCGATCATCCCGAACCAGATCCTGTTCTACGACGCCGGGGACAACATTGACCGGGGCGCCGTCATCCCGAACGGGACACTTACGTGGACGATCAGTTGCACGTGGACGACGTCGGCGAACGTGACCGAGTTCCTCGGGATTGCGGCCGCCACCGCGAACGACACCGCCTACATCGCCACGTGTGTCTCAGCGGCGAACGCCTACTGCTTCCGGGCCCGCCAGCAGGCTGGCTACCACGACGCACCGGGCACCAGCCCGAGCGCCGACGTCACGTTGGGCACCACGCTCTACGCGGCCAGCCTGTACCGCGAGCGCGGCTCCGTCGACTCGTTCGCATCGTTCTCCGACATGGCTATCAACCAGCCGACCGGCCTCACCATGGGACGCATCAAGCAACTCCTCGGCGTCCGTCGCAGTCAGGTGGCATAGTGTGGCCGGTTCTGGGATCTTCGTGGAGGCCACTACGGCACTCGTCAACGCGCTCACGAACCTCGGCTTGGCCGTCGTGCAAGACCCTCGCAACGCTCGACCGCTCACCGTGTTCGTCGAGCCCCCGTCATTCACCAACTTCAACGCCGGGATCGTCAACGCCGTCGCCGACCTCACGTTCACGATCCGAATCTTGGGAGCACCACCCGGCAACCAAGACTCAACGGACTGGATCTTGACGACCGTGGACACGATCCTCAACTCCGGCGTCGTGTTCGCCTCCGGCCAGCCCACCGTGGCAGTCGTCGGCACCCAAGAGCTCCCGGCATACGACCTCACAGTGAGAATGAGCGCCCGCCGCTCCTAACCCAGAAAGCACACCACCATGGCCACCACCACATTCCTCGGCAACGCGACGATCAACCTGACCGTCGGAGCCACCACCACCGACCTGACCGACAACTGCTCCAAGTGCGAGATCAGCCTCACCAAGGAAGCCCTCGAGACCACCGCGTTCGGCGGTGCCGCCCGCGTGTTCGCCGCCGGCCTCGAGAACAACGAGGTCACCCTCACCCTGTTCAACAGCTACGGCGCCGGTGAGATCGAGGCAATCCTCTACAGCGCGTGGGGAACCACGTCGACGCTCGTCATCTCGCCCTCCGGCACCACCGAGTCCGCCTCGAACCCCGAGTACACCATCACGAACTGCTACCTTGAGAAGATCACCCCGATCAACAGCGCAGTCGGCGAGCTCTCGGTCGTGGAGGCGGTATTCAAGGGCGGATCCGCGGCACGCGACATCACGGCACCCTGATCTAGTACCCTCCAGTCAACAACCACCGACGGAGGATCCCGATGAAGCTCACACTCAAGGTAGACCAAGGACAAGGCGAGTATCAGGTAACGACAAACCTGTACGTGATCGTCACTTGGGAGCGCAAGTTCAAGCGCAAGGCGTCCGACATCCAGTCGTCCGGGATCGGCATGGAGGACCTTGCGTTCATGGCCTACGAGGCGAGCAAGCAGGCCGGCATCACCATCCCGGCCATGTTCGACGACTTCATCAAGCGCCTCGTCACGCTCGAGGTCGTGGAGACCGAGAACACAAACCCTACCGAGGGGGCTACCGACGGCAACTAGCACAAGTGCTAGCGGCCACCGGGTTCTGGCCTCCAGACATCCCATTCGACCTAGACGATCTGGCCACAGTCGTCGAGGCCATCAACGAAGACAGACAAGGAGGCCAGAAGTGAGCGCAACAGTCGGCCTCCAATACGACGGCCTCAAGGAAGCCCTCCGCGACTTGCAGAAAGTCAGCCCCGCCCTCCGGCTTAAACTCTCTAAGGAGATGCTCGAAATCGTCCGGGAAACCATGGTCGCCCCGATCGTGGACTCCATCCCCAACAGCGCCCCGCTGTCCGGCATGGACCACCAGAAGCGCACCGGGTGGAACAAGGCGAACCAGCGGGCCGGCGTCATCGCCAAGATCGACACTCGCAAAGCGCGACGCCGGAACCTCCAGCAGGGCGCCCAATGGGAGTCCGTCGGCACTGTTGTCGTTCGCACCAAGACGGCCGCGCTCACCATCACCGACATGGCCGGACGCGGACCCAACCAAACCCGCAACCAGAACCCCAACCGGGCGCGTCCCAACTTCGCCGCCGACCTCAGTCGCAAACTCAACCGCGGCCCCTCCCGGTTCATGTGGTTCGCCGGAGAACGCAACGTCGACGCAACCATGCGCCGCCTCGAGCCAGTCGTCGAGAAGATCATCCTTGAGGCCGTCCCCGGAGTAGTGAGGCGCTAATGGCAATCTCCCTTCCCATCGTCTCCGAATGGAACCCGGCAGGGATCAACAAGGCGATCAACGACTTCAAGAAGCTCGAGGGCGCCGGAGCCAAGGCATCGTTCGCCATCAAGAAAGCGGCCCTACCAGCCGCCGCCGCGCTCGCCGGGCTCACCGTGGTCGCCGTCGACGCCGTCAAGGCATTCGCCGAGGATGATGCCGCCGCCCAGAAACTCGCCACCACCCTCCAGAACGTCACCGGCGCCACCGACGCCCAAATTGCGTCCGTCGAGGACTTCATCACCAAGACCTCCATCGCGGCCGCCGTCGCCGACGACGAACTACGACCCGCACTCGACTCACTCGTCCGAGGCACCGGGAACGTCGCCGAAGCTCAAGATCTGCTCGGCCTCGCGCTCGACATCTCGGCCGGCACCGGCAAGGACCTCGCCACCGTCTCCGACGCCCTCTCCAAGGCGTACAACGGGAACTTCAAGGCCCTCAAGGCATTAGACCCACAGCTTGCCGGGATCATCGCCAAGGGGGGCGACGCCGACATCCTGTTCGGCAACCTCGCCAACACGTTCCAGAACCAAGCTTCCAAGCAGGCGGGCACCGCCCAAGGCAAGTTCAAGAGCCTGTCGATCGCCCTCAATGAAACCAAGGAAAGCATCGGCGCCGCCCTGCTCCCCATCCTTGAGAAGCTCCTCCCCAAGCTTCAGTCGCTGGGCAATTTTGTCCGGGATAACACCGGGCTCATCGTCACCCTTGGCCTCGTCATCGGCACTCTGGCTACCGCGATCTTGGCAGTCAACGCAGGAATGGCGGCATACAACGCGATCCAAGCGCTCACGGCCGCGCTCAACACGGCGCTCACAGCATCGTTCTCCGCCCTGTGGGTCGCTACCGGGGCCGTCGTCATCATCGGAATTATCGCCGCGATCGTCGCCCTCCAAGCCAAGTTCAACATCTTCGGGGTCGCCATCGAGGGCCTCAAGACTGGCTTCAATGCGTTCTGGGGCGTCGTCAAGGACGTGTGGAGCAAGATCTCGGGAGCGTTCACCACCGGCTTCTCGTTCATCACCAGCGCGTTCGGCGCATGGTATTCCGGTGTCCGCCAGTACATTGACGCCGTCTACAGCGCCTTCAAGACCGTGTTCAACGGTGTCGCGTCAATCTGGAACAACACCGTCGGCAAACTCTCGTTCAAGGTGCCGGGCTGGGTTCCGGTCATCGGCGGCAAGGGCTTCGACGTCCCGGACATCCCCATGCTCGCCGAGGGGGGCATCGTCACCGGCCCGACGCTCGCCATGATCGGCGAGGCGGGCCCCGAGGCCGTTATCCCGCTCGACCGGGGCGGCCTCATGGGAAGCGGCACAACGATCAACGTGACCGTCACCTCCGCCGACCCGAACGCCGTCGTCGCCGCCCTCCAGCAATACGTCCGACTCAATAACCGGCTTCCAGCGAACGCGATCGGATAACCGTGGCGGACATTAACTGGACCGTCTCGATCGGTGGCACGTCGTTCACGTCGATCACCCAATCGCTGTCGTTCTCCATTGGACGCGCCTCATACTTCGACACGCCGACCGGTAACAACTGTACGCTCACCGTCCGGAACAACACCGGACAGGCCGCCAACATCAGCGAAGGCGACCAGATCATCATCGGAAGCAACTACGCGACGGCGCCCCTCTACTTCTACGTCGTCGAGGTCACTTTCCAAGATGAGATCGCCGCCAACGGGAGCACCGCCACGATCACCGGCGTCGACGCCCTCGGAATGTTGTCCCTGTTCTACGTGAACGACGACCCGATTATCGGCACCAACAACGCGATCCGGCAGGCCGTCAAGCTCGCGAACGAGGTGTATCCGTTCGTCCCGCCGTACCCTCCGCCGGTCGAATACGACGGACGAGCGATCGTCTCCGACGCCTTCGACCCGACCACCATCGGCCCGCGCATCGTCGACCTCCTCCTCACCGAAAACTCCACCTACTACTTCGATGGCGCGACCATTGAGTTCCGAACCTCTAAGGCGCCGAGCGCCGCCCCGTTCAACTTCACCGGGAACCAAGCGACCGGCCTCGTCTACTACGGCCTCACCCGCAAGTATCCGAACGCCAACTATCCGAACGTCGTGAACCTCACCTCGACGACTGTCGGAACGACCCAAGCGTTCAGCCCGTCCAACTACGAGCGCAACTACAACCGGCAAGTCCTGTTCAACAATCTCGCCCAACAGCAAGCCCAGACCGACTGGTTCGCCGCCGTGTTCGCCCAAGAGGCCCTCTACGTCGACATCCAATTCAACGGCAAGCAGAACGGCGACCTCTACATCACTGACTTCCTGAACGAACTCCAGACGATGGCGGGCGAAACCACGAACATCACCTACACGCCGCCCGGTGGCACCTCGACGACGACCACG